CAGACGTTTAAATTCGTCCAATCAACTCCATCAACTCGATGGTTGATTTCACATGGCGCGGCTGGATATCCTGTCATTGATGTTTATGTCAACGATAGCGGTGTCTTTCAAAAGCTTTTGCCAAATGAAGTCAATTACATCGACGAATTCACCGCCGAGGTTTTGTTAACGAACCCTCAATCTGGATATGCAATGGTGACCGTATGAGAATATTTGATTTTACTCAAAGTGATCCAGCAGCTGTTTGGACCATTGAACATAACCTCGGCGGAATGCCCGCAATTGACGTGACAGTAAACGTCAACGGTCAAGTTCAAAAAATTCTTCCATTGAAAGTCGAGGCAACTGACGACAATACTTTGGCAGTCCACTTTTCTTCACCACAAACTGGAACAGCTAGGCTGGTGATTGACACATCACAATATCAGATCAACTTCCCAGTATAAGGAAAATCTATAGGAGAGCAGCATGGGCGCATTTCTAAGTCTCATTGGTGGCATCAAAGGTATTGCCACCATTGCGCTGCTTTTAGCTCTTGGTGGCTGGGCTTTCATGCAGAAACGAAATGTCGAACAGGCAAATCTAGCGCGCGATCAGGCAATCGCTCAACGCGACCAAGCTGCAGTAGAACGTGACAAAGCGATTGCTGCAGCTCAGGCAAGCGCCGTGACAGTTAAAAGGTTGGAGCAGGAAAAGAAGGATATTAACGATGCTTTAAATAAGCTTGCTGCTGCAAAACAGCAAAACGCCCAAAACACGGTCACGCGTGAAGTTATTATCCAGCAACAAGCAACAGTTCCTGCCAATTCTGCACAAGCCGCTCCTGTTATTGGCGCAATTATTTCTGCAGTTCAAGATGATCGTGTTCGTAGGCGTGGTGGGCAGTAATTAACCTATGAGGTCATCATATGAAAATTTATATCTTAGCCGCAGCAGTTGCCTTGACTGGCTGCGCCGCAGGTACGGGTTTCAATAACACTGAGGTCGTAGTCGCGAATCAATATGTGGTGCGCACCGCTCCAGACCAACTGAAGACATTGCCACCACTTCCTCCTCGAATCGCAGATCCTTCAAAAGCCACCAACACCCAGGTCGCCACTTGGATCAACAACACTGAGCAGTACGTTGCTGATCTTGAAGCGATGATTCAGACCTTGGTGAACTTCTATGAGAAGCCTGTCACTGCGGCTGAAGCTGGAACCCTTCAGCCGGTGACGCCTCGCACGACAGCTCAGCCAACAACAGGACGAGTGATTCAGCCGCAGACCACTGCGGCTACGTCTGGAACCGTGATTCAGCCGCAAACAAACCCAAATCTTACAACTCCGCGTCCAACACTTCGGCAGCGCCTGTTTGGAAAATGAGGTAACAAATGTCATGCTGCCCAACCCCGCCTGAAATCAACGTGGGTAGTTCCTCAGATGAGGACTACCCAGCTCAGGACACAGAAATTCGACCAGGAGAAAGCGTCGAGTGCTACATGCGTCGAGCTGGAAACACAACTGGCCGCATGGATGACAAGACTGAAAGCATTCCTGACAAAATTGAGAACACCGACATTCCACTTAAGGAAGGCCACATCGTTGACGTTTCTTTCAGACTGACGCCTAACTCAACAAAAACGGCAACTAGCTGGTCAATTTCTGGAACTCCTTTACCTTCAGGTGTAACGTTCTCAGGTAATCGGTTGAGTGGAACATTTCCTGTATCAAGCTATGGACAAGCATTCAAGATTGAGGTAACCGCTGAGCCAGGAATTGACACACGCGCCTTCGTATTCTCTCCTTCTAAAGCGACAGGATCAAATGAGATTTCATTCGTGCACCCTCTGCCTGGAGCCCACGTCACGTCACCGTTTGGCCCAAGGAGACCACCAACGACAGGTGCAAGCAGCATTCACGGTGGGGCAGATTTCTCGCTTAAGCCGAAACCGCCTGGAGATGTTCTTGCAGCTGCTGATGGTGAAGTAACTCTTGTGGCTTATCAAGCAGGTGGCGCAGGAAAACACATCAAGATACGGCACCTCAATGCAGCAGGCCGTGAGCTATGCACAACCGTCTACATGCACCTTGCAGATTTTTATGTTTCTCAAGGGCAAAAAGTTGTTGCAGGCCAAAAGATCGGTAAAGAAGGAAACACAGGAGTGGGCACGGGTCCACACCTGCATTTTGAATGCAGGTTGCCTAACGGTACGAAGATTGATCCTGTGCCCTTAATCAAAGGCACAGTTGTGGTTGCACGTGAAACAAATCCGGACAACACCGCTAAGGAAGGCACCCTTGAAAATAAAGAAGGGAATGCCGTCCTGACGCCTTCAAACGTGGATGCCAAGGAAGCAGGCTGCGAACCATTTGGGCCAGATTATCCCAAGGACCCAACAGAAACACATGACGCTCCTGCAGGAGATGCATTTGAGAAGGCCTGGTTCTTCACCATGAAACATGAAGTTGGCCCTCATTGGACGTCAGATTCTCCAAACGATCCTGAGGTGGCAGCAGGAAAGATTGACACTAAAGAGCAGCGCAAGAAAGATGGATACGTCAATACGCCTGGATTTCCAGGTGGTGAGACTAAATTTGGCATCGCGCAAGGTCCAAATCCCAGCTTAAAGGTCACCACCATGGGCTACGACCCAGCGAAGACAGCCGGTTACAACAACTATTGGAAGCGCGGGCCGTCTTCTCTTGCTGCCGACAAGCCAAGAACCGCCATCATGCTGTTTGATCTTAACTACCTGCATGGTGTTGGAAACGCCAATAGCATCAAGAGAAACGCAAACATAGATTCACTTGAAGACACAGCAGCGGCTGAAGCTCTGTCAGCTGCCCAGCAAGCATTTATGAGGAACATTGTAGTGCAAAATCCAAGTCGTCAAAAGTACCTCAATGGTTGGTTAAAACGTTCTCGCGATCTTTTAGAATACGTAAAGTCAATCACCTTGGAGTAATCATGACGACTGCGAAAACCTTTGCCTTATCGGACCCGCGTCAGTACAACTACGATGATGGTCGAGCATTGATAAAAAGTGGAGACCTGATTAGCTTCTTCTCTTCTCACGAAGAATCGTTTCTTCATCGCTTCACAACGGTGCCAATTCTTTTCTTTACAGGATCTAGGATTTACCACAGTGGAATTGCAATTTGGGTAAACGTTGCTGGAGAGCCGCGCCTAATGCTGTGTGAGGCCGTTGGAGTTGGTCGTAGAATCTTAAACATGTCTCACTTCAAGGATCACAAGATGGAGGTTCACGAGTGTCCTGACTATATCGATCCAGTCAAGGTAGAAAGATATATGATGGATGGATTAGGTCTAGGTTATGCATTTGGCGACCTCATCGTAATTGGACTTCGTGAGTACTTCGGCCTTCAGACAAACGAAAGCAGTGTTAAACAGGTCTGCTCAGAGACAGCGGCAAATGCCTGGGCAGCAGGAGGCATGAAGTTTGATACAACGGTGATGAGCCCTGGAAAACTTCGAAACACTCTGATTGAGAAAGGCATTACTACCTTTGTGATCAACGCTGATAAGGGATTTTAAAGGGTGGCTTGAAAGTCAATGACTGCGTCATTTGGACCGGCGACAAGTGCCCATAGCTCATTTCCTTTTAGAAAGAACTGCGTGTAAAGGCCCGCCTTTGATGCTTCAATTACAAAGGTCAAAGGATCTTCCGGGAGACGGGCATCAAGGTTAATCTCAAACTGCGAGCTGATGCCAAATGTAGAAGTAATCTGGTTCATTGAATATTTATCGTACGAAATTGAAAGGTTAACCATGAAAGTGAACGAGCTGTTAGAAGGCAGAGACCCTCAGCAAGACAGACTAGAGGATGAAAACACCATTCTTCAATCGCAATTCAAGAAGTTGAAGTCCTATGATCAAGAGATGTACAAGAAGTTGGCGGCTGACTGGGAGAAATGGTCACATGCATTTGCAATTGCAAACATTGATAACGATTTAAGTGGAATGCAAGCTGCCATTGAAAAGCTTGAAGACATAGCTGAGAATTGGTCAAATCGCAATGGGCAACGTAGTTAGAATTACTGATAACATCAGCTGCGGAGATCACGCTGCGCAGGGATCAAGTGATGTTTTCGCAAACAACCTTGGCATCACTACCGAGGGGAAAAAGAAAACAACAGGACACCCTAAATTTGCTCCTACAGTTTTTGAAGGGCCTTGGTCTTCGACTGTGTTCGTGAACAACCAGGCAGTTGCCTTGAAAGGCAAAACCAAAATTGTTCCGCATGATAAAAAGAAAGAGCACATAGGAGCAAAGGCATCAAGCGGTTCACCCAACGTGAGCATTGAAGAATGAGCTATGAGCTAAAATCTAGAGCTGAACGAAGAGCAAGATTGTTTATTGGAGGAACTTATTTCCGAGCTAAACAACCTGGAATCGAGGGGAACAACATCTCGATCGTCATGCACCAGGAAGGAAGTTCTGCTGAGCTTGTTGTGACAAATCACAACACGGTTCCAAGTGAGAATGTCAAGGGACCGGTAACTGTAGATTTTCTTGAACAGAGGCTCGTATGGAATGAAGGAGTCACAATCAGCAATCTGACGACCATACCGACAGCGCACGGATACAGCATTAGTTACCAAATAGGCGGCGGCACATACAAATGGGAGGACCTCGGTGAAGTCTCGTTTTCGCGTACGATTCGTATCCCGGGCAAGCTATCTGCTAAGCTTACTCTGGGACCGCCTGAAACGTTAGCTGGTGGTGTGATTTTTATCACACCACGGTGTAAACGCTATAGCTTATCACAGGTTTCAAAGACCTCTGGGCCAGTTGAGGCGCCAGTAACAGAAACTGGATGGGACATTGATGCCCTTAGAACTGCAATGGCTGATGACCCATGGGTAGAAATGCTACCACGTGGATCAGATCCAAACGACACCGGTGAAGATGAGGGGTTTCTAACACCATTTGAGGACACCTATTTGAAAGGCGGTGATGGAGCGCCAGTTAGTCCCGCTGGATACGAGGTCAGCCCAACTGTCTCGTCATTTATCTTGGCTTCCACTGAAGCTCAGGACGGCTCAGACATTGTAGACAATCGGGTCTTCGACTGGAATGGCTCTAACTGGGAGCCGAGGTAGGAGCGACTCATCGCTCCCACATCTGAATTACTTTGCGTCTTCAACACGGCAGCGCTTGAAGTCATAATCATGACAGATTGCCGTGATTACACCAGGACGCTCTGCTTTACGACGATAGCAAGGATACAGCCAGCCGTCTACCTCTGCCAGGAGAAGCTCTCCACGCGCTTTCGTTCCATAACCAAAGATACCGTCATACTCACCTACCACACGAACCTTGTTGTAATCGAACGTGACATGTTTGTCACGACGCTGACCTTTTGCACGAGGTTTGATGTAGGAAGGAAAAGTATCGTTTGCCATGTTTGTTCTCCAGTTATTCAATCGATAGAGTAATTATACTCTAATCTAGAGAACATGTACACTAATTTTACTCAAACCAATCTACGTAAGTTCCTGGGAAATTAGATGGCTGATATAGCCAGATTCCGTCCTCATTTGTTGTCAACTTCAGAGAGAACTTAATTACCTCAAGTGAGCCAACTAGAATTGGTGAAACTGCAGTGATGAAGTGTGGTCCTGCTGGAAACATCACCATTGTACCGCGTTGCGGGACTAATGAGAAGTTATATGCAGGAAATTCAAGCTTGCCACCATACACCTCAACTTGTGGATCAAGTGGAACACCGTTTCCATAGTCCTTTAGCCAGACGTAACCTACAACGTCTACGTCCTTGCACTTTACCCACTTCTTTCGAACGTGCTTTGAGTTCTCACAACCGTGCGGCTCAGCTGGGTGTTTTGGATCCTCAAAGTACTGTTGAAAATGGGGTGTTTCCATTCCCTTAATCTTCGCGTTATAACGATCTTGGATATCTTGGCCATTTTCCAAGATCGCGGATTGAATGAGCTTGAACAGCTCATTGTCCTTAATGATGCGTTCATTCTTAAGGGGACGCCCATCTTCAGCGAGAGAAGGTTCTGCTATGCCAAGCTCGGCAATGATCTTCTCGCAGTTTGCCGGAGAGATAAAATCCTCAACGACGTGAAACGGGCTGTGTGTCTTGTCTGTCATATTATTTCTTTGGGAACATATCACGAAGGTCCTTGCCTACCTTTAGGACTGGCTTTTCCTCAGCTTCATGAATGGCAATATCAATCGAAGTCCGATGCTTGTCAACAAGAACTTCCACACGTTGAACTGGAGTAGCGCTATAAGAATTTGGCCAGAAAGAGAACTTGCTTTCATTCAACGTGTATGTCGTCTTTGCACCTTTTTGCAGATTTTGAACGCAAAGAACTGATGTATCGCTGTCGATTGTTACAGCCTCAATCAACTCACCATCAACAGAGACGGTGCCAAGAGATTCAAAGTTGAAGTCATTATCTCCTGTGTCATCATCAGTTGAGGTATCGCTATCATCTGTGCTGGTGTCATCGTCACTTGAAGTATCATCATCTGAGCTTCCGCTGCTTACTGCATCTCCTGGTTGGTACGCGTAACCAGACCCGAAGCCGTAGGCGTTAGGACCCATCAGACCAAGAACGATGTGGAGCAGCGCCTTTGGAGTTGGTTCTTCAATGTCGACGTCATAGCCCGCACCTTTTAGTAGCTTGACTGCGTCAGTCACGTCGTCACTTGCATCAGCAGGCGCGACGATTACGATTTTCTTTCCATCTGCCATGGTATTTCCTTATTTGAGTCCAGCGAGAGCCTTAATCCGATCTGCGCTATGCACAAATGTCTCCGGCTTTTTGGCTTCTACAATGGTGATAGGGGTTGACATCTTTGCTTCATGAACCATCTTCATCTTGTCAACGCCAATCCGCTTAATTACTTGATAAGTGCTGAATGTTCCTGTGTCAGGACAAGTGAAGCTGACCGAGAAATTGACGTCAAAAGCAAGGATGTTGCCCTCACTTGTCGAAGCATTCGTCACACCTAATGCGTAGACGTTAACGCTGTCCGGATCAATTTCAGTTGGTGTTGTAGTTTCTACTGAAGCAATGGCTGAATCTCCGCCGATAGTGGCCATCGGCAATTCTACAGTCATCTCAGGTTGGGGGACAGATGGAATACTGCTAGAAGCGTAGCCGTCATCCATTTCGTTTAGTTTTGTCATGGTATCTCCGTAGAATGATCAGCTATTTATGTCTGGAGATACAGATGATACAACCTTCTTCCAGTATGCTTTTGTACGCGTTTCAAGTTCTTCTTTTAACTCAGGCGTAAAGACAACCTTGAATTCCTGTGGAAATCCTGTCTCAGCTACCATTAGAATTACGCCTTGATCAATGTTTGTGCCGAACATTTCATTGTGAGCGGTTGCGTAAAAGAGGAGCTGTAGCTCGTAGTCGTGAATGTCCTTCTTGCTCTTGACACGACCAGCTGTCTTAAAGTCGACGATGACTGGAACGCCCTTGTACTTTCCAACAAGGTCACATCGTCCAGCTACACAAAGCGAAGTGGAGTACAGTGCTACTTCTTGTCCCCAAATCTCATCGATCTTATCAAGCTTCAGCTTTAGAGCATTGAAGGCTGCCATGTCCAGATATGGGACTGGCTTGCCATTGATTGGAGCATCTACCTGTTCTTTCTTGAGGTAGCGTTCCGCGAGGAGGTGAACATTAGTTCCATGATCTGTTGCTTTCTTGGAAACTGCGTCCGCCTTTGCATGGCCCAGAGAATTACGCCAGTTCTGCAGCGAGGCCACCTTGTCAGGTGGGGCTGTCGTGCCAAGTATAGTCGTGATGGACGGGTATGCGCCGTGTTCTGTATCATACCATCGGCCACCAAGGGCAGACTGTGTCGTAATCTCTGGATAGTCAAATGTCATAGTGCATTTTTGATGTGCAATACATCTTCTGAGTATTCTTTGATATGCAAAGCATAGTATTCTTTGCATGACAACATGATCTCGTGGCCGCTTTCAATTGCATCAGCAAGATCAGTTTTCTTGTATTCGGCATTTTTCAAGGTTGATTCCATGTTTTCTGGATTTCCAAGCGCAATGAATAGGTCTCCAATGTTTGGAGACCAAAGAAATTCAAAATCACCTATTGGAAAAATGGCATATGCTGCACCATAAGAACGTGCATCTCGTAAATCACCTGTCACAAACACCGCTGCGCTTCTTGCTCTAAAACCAAAGTTGTCGTTAAACCAATCATCCAATTCTTGGTGAGTGGATCTTAATGTGTTTTTGGGTTTACGATCAGTACGTGGAACCTTTTTTGAGAAGGTTTTTATATTCTTGCCAAGACCTTTTTGTACGCCACGATATAGAAGACCTTCGCCGCGTTGAGCAAGAAAGGACTTGCAATCGCGCTTAATCAGCTTAATTGCCTCGTCAAACTCTTGAGGAAGCTCTTCTTCGTAAAGCTCAATGATCTTCATCTATTTTTATTCATTCGCACAAGACGTTTACTCAAAGATTTCTTACGTGTTCGTTTAGACTTCAAGACGCGAATAATCGTTTTGCGTCGGCCTGCGATGCTAAGTTTCATACGAGTTGAGGCCTTTGCTCGTGGCTTATAAGCAGTCTTGATGTTTGCAACAACACGTCCTTTACGGTAGCCTGAAGTAACGCGAAATCCACGTTTAATTGTTTTCCCTGCGCGACGATACGCCGTGTGCACTGCTTCCTTCACTTGGTCTATTTTATCATCAATTGGCTCATCACCATCATCAAGTTCAGATTCAATCTCTTTCTGCTCAATGCCAAGTTCTTTCAGAGTTTTAAGATCTAGGACGACTCCATTTGGATAAACGTCATCGCCAGTCCTTGTTAAAACAATGCTGTCATCAGTTGGTTCAACTAGAACAACCCTGCCATTTTGATCTTTTATTTCTCCTGGTGAACCATCTTCTGCAATGTCAAAGAACTTGTTGAGCTCGTCGATATCAAGCTTCAACTGAAAACCATCACAAGAAAGAATTAGACCATGAGTTGCGAGGTGGCCCACACTCCATCCATCAGGTGTAGTTGGGCCAACGTCGGCCGGAGTTTCCTCATCCGGCTCGACGCCTTCTACCTCGTCATCAATTTCCTTGAGAAGCCACATTAGTTTTTACCACTAATTTTCAGCCATCCTTTACGATCTGGCTCTTCTGCGAACTCACCAACTTTTTCATCGTTCTCATTGAATGCTGCCCAAGTTTGGTTAGTTTTAAGTCGTTCACCCGAAAGCTTCTTGACCTTATAATTGGCTCCCTCAGCAGCGTCAGCCCAATCACTGTAAGCCGTGAAAGTCCTTTTAGCTTCTTGTAGAGCGCTGAGATGCTTCCAATGAGATGCTGCCTCGTTGGTGTCTGTATCATTTCCAGCTGGTGCTGCACGATCTACGGTGTTGCGCTTTACTAGATCAGACAGGCGGTCCATCATCGTCATTACTTGACCACGATTACGGATCGAAGCTTTCTTTTGACGAAGTGCCATGATAACTGCTTGGCGACGGCGTTCAATAACATCATCAGGAACGCCAAGCGCAGAGACAAGGTTAACAACAGCTTGGATAAACTCGTCGTTGCCAACGTCAACTGCTTCATCCAGCGATTCATCAATCGGTTCAGCAGCATCGGTACCACGAATATCAAGACGAGTTGCAAGCAGGCGCAGCGCACGTTCAAGAGTAGAATCCTGCTCAATCATTTCGGCAGTTTGATAAATGCCAGTTCCAATTGCAGCAGGGCCTGTGGTAGTGATCAGGTTTTCTGGAACACCAAGGGCCACAAGAACAGATTCAAGCAGCTTCTGAATGAACGAACCACGCTTTGCTTTCGCTTCATCAAGCTGCTCTGCTTCAGTCAACTTCTTGAGCTTTTCCTGAGCGGCATCAATCTGTGCACGCAGTTGTTTCTCACGCATACCCGTACCACCGTCATAGGTTTTCAGGTGCTGTTGAAGTGCCTGCTTAGCTTTCTTAAGGGCCTCCTTTGCCTTCATGATCTTTTCTGGATTCTGAGCAGCCAAACGTTTGGCATCTGATTTGGCTTCCTGCACTTGTTCCACATCATCTTGAGGAATATTGAAGCCCTTCGCAGCGGCCAGCCCGGTGTAAAGAGTGACAAAGGCACGACGAACGGCAACCTTCTTACGCAACATATCGGCTGCAGATGCGATCGCATCTGCAGTTTCTGCGGTGTTCATGTAACGTCCTGGGATTCCGCACATGTAGTGGAATGCTACAAGGCGCTTTGCAAATGGAAGCTTAAGCTTTGCAGCCATTGCACGTGCTTGGCTGTCAAGAGGAATATTGAAACCATCCTTGATTCCATCACGATCATCTGGCGGTGTATCTGCTTCATTGATTACTCTGCTGAGGAACTTTGAACCTATTGTCATGCTTTTCTCCTGTGTGTTCTTGGCCTCATTCAGAACAGGCCCTGATGGAATGTGTGCTTCATCAGCGGCCGAAGCTGGCTCTGCTGGTTGAGCTTTCTTTTTCTTGCGCTTTTTTGGTTTGTCATCGTCATCATCTGACTCATCGTCTTCAGAATCTTCTTCTTCTTCTTCTTCTTCGTCATCCTCTGCACTAGAATCAGAATCGTCATCTGACTCTTCATCGTCGTCTGTGGAATCAGAATCTGGATCAGGATCGTCAGGAGTGGACTTTGGTTTTCCAGAAGCAGGATCAACCTCAGGTGGTTCATCTGCAGACGCGATCACATCATACTCATCATCCGCAAAATCCTTATCATCTTCAGGATCATAGTCGTCAAGTTCAAGGTCTGCGTCTGGGTCCTCTTCGTCATCGCCTTCTTCTCCATCTGCATTCGGATCACGTGGCCAAACCACGTCAACGATGTCAAATTCGGTGGTGAGCCGATTGATTGCTTCCTCAATGTCGTCCTCAAGACCAAGCATGTTCTTCATGGCCTCTTCGAACTGATCGGCCTGCTCAGCGTTGACGTACACCTTCACGATCTGGCCATCATCTGTCTCAAGCCCAAATGGAACGGTTTCAACCTCGTCATTTAGTTCTTCAGCTCGCTCGATGTAGTCTGCCACGTCAGAGCCCGTTACTTGGCCATTGGTGTTGATCGTGTTGCGCATGAGATTGAAGCCGATGTCAGATGCGCCTTTGTCAACAACGTCAGTGCTGCCAGCATCAGTTGCATCAGAGGATTTCAAAGCTGTTTGAACGCTTGTGAATTCCTTGATCAAACTCATAGTTGATGATGGTTTGACCTCAGGTTTTGGTACCTCATTTGGAGGTACCGTAGAAAGGTCTTTTAGTAGACTCATTGTGTTTCCTTATCTTTCTCAGGTTCTGGCCGAGGGAACTTCAATCTCTTGATCTCAGGGTTACGTTTTCTTTTTACGGTGCGGCGCGAGCGGTTGATCTCAGCTTTTTGAGTAGTTTTTGGATCATGGGTCCGGTTGATTGTATCAACTTGACCTTGTTGCTGTTGTGGATCACTAGACGCGTCCTCATCCTCGACCAAAGCGTTAACGTACTGAATCAATTTTTCTTGAACCATCTGATCATTTTCTCCATTTGCATTGAGAATAAGCTCATCCTGGATCGCCTTGATTCGGAAGAACAATGGTGAAGTTGGAATAAATTGTTGGACGTAAAAGAACAACTTTGACAGAACCTTGACTTGACCATCATGATCTAGCTCGTCATATTTGAATACCCCGTCCATCAGGATATTTATGCGATCTGTATTCATTCCTTCAAACCGTTGCAGGACCCGAAGCGTTTTCTTATGATCTTCCCATTCAATTGGCACGTCCTTGCCAGCACTGAGGTCCATGTGCAGGTAACGAGGTTGTGCTGGAGTTGCATGTCGAGCAGCCTTGAAGATCAACCCAGCTGCCTTTGGTCCAATCAACTTCTTTACGACTGGTGAAGAGGCATGCCAGATTGGATAGCCCCAGAAATTGAGCTGAGACATGGTCGGTGACCATGCGGTCATCTTGTAATGGGTTCGGTCCTTGAGAAGACGAATACCGATGGTGTCATCTGCCTTGTAGATGACAATCGCCATGAACACCGTGGCGAAGTAGATGTTCATCAATGTGAGCGCATCTTTGTTTCTGTACAGGTTCTTGTCTGTATCAGGCTTCTTCTCAAGGATAATGGACTCATCAAGAGAACCCATTTCTACTTTAATATCGTATGTGCCTGCATCCACAATGACTTCGTTATCAGAATCTGGGGCCTTGTACGCGTTAACCATTCGTGTGCCTTTTGGCGGCTTCATGGAAACCACAAATCCTGGAACCAAATCGGGATAGTCCCCGTCAAGGGCTGCAAATGCTGACGCTTGATGTATGTCAGGTGTCCAAGATGATAATGACTTGTCTGTAAGTTTTCCACTCTTAAGTGCTTGACGCACTATGTCGCGATCAGCCTTAGACGAGAATGACAGTCCTCGGTAAATACGGGTAGTTGCTTTCCGTGGATAGGCTTTCAGCGCAGCTTCAAACCCAGCAACTGTTTTAGGATCGTCATGATTATTACGATGCCATGTTGGATCATATGTCCATTGAGAAATGAACTCATCAGCATCTTCATTTCTAGTTTCTGTCACAATGCGAATCAGCCTTGATTCAGTTATAGGTGCCTCATCACCATTGTCATGAACAGCTTTAGCGAGGTGGCCATATAGGATTGCAACAAGCTGTGCAACTGATTTTGCCTTCTTGACTTTTTCAAAGAGCTCACTGATGTTTCTACGGGATTCAGCAAAAACCAGGAGAGTACGTTTCTCAATCTCAGGTGAAATACCAATCGTCTTGCCGTTCTTTAACTTAAGCTGGAAATTGTCCTTGTGTTCCTTGAAGTCATCGAGGAGGGTCTTTAGGTCCTTTGCTGCCTGTTGAATCAGCGCCAGCATTTTCCTCCGAGTGCCAAGGAAATCGTCAATTTCAAGGTTAGACGCAAATGCCTTCACTGTATCTACAGGTGTGGCGCCTTTCACCTTTTCAAACGCCTTCTTGGCGGTCATTCCACGGGCAAGCTCCTTGTTTCCAAGAAGATCGGCAATTTGAATTTTCATGTTGCCGAGAATGCCGCCTCGAGCTTCAAGAGGAGCATGGCCGTCGAGGGTCTTCACTACGCCTGAGATTTGATTTCGAATGGCGTGGTTAAAGGAGTTGATGGTGGTAAATGTGTCCTTGTCCACCAGCTTGATAAGGTCACCGGTGGTAGGATCACGAAGCACAACCCCTTCAATCCCAACGTCCTCATCAGCGGTCACGTCTTTGTCACCAAGCGCAGGCTTGATCTTGCTAACGTAGTTGTCAAGCAGCTCTTTCTTGATAGGGAGTTTGAAGCCAGTCATGACCTTTGCGGTGATCTCGGCTTTCTTGTCTTTTGCAGCAGGGCGATCTTCAACAGGAATCGAGCCGAGTGAGTTCTGCAGCACCTGCAAATTTGTCAGCTCAGGAGAACTCTCAAGTCCAGCTGGTTCTTGAAGATAATCTTCAAGGTCCTTTAGAAGTTTATCAAGGTTAACGTCCTTAAGCTTCTCGGTTGGGATGCGCTGAGGACCAGTAAATTGATAGGTGATCTGCGTTGACGTGAGGTCAAGGTTCTCGCCGTCAGAAGTTTCAACGATGTCAACAGTGACTTGTACTGACTGACCACCAAGGGTAGTCGTTAATTGGTCCGCAATGACATCAGGAGTGCCCTCAACACCTCGAAGGAAAGCGATGTAGGACTTATCATCCGCACCGTAGGTGACAGCATTGGGCTGCCTCCCGTAGAGGACCTCCATCTCAACCATCTGATTTGGTTGCATGACGCGGCGAATGTCTTCGAACTTTGCTTCAAGGGCAGCATGAGCCGCGCGGAAACCATTGTAGGCCGCAAAGTGCGGGTACTCAGCCTCAGAATAGAATCGCTTTGCGCCTTTTCGTTTTCCTTCACGGGAAGTAAAGAGCTTGCCCTCCTCGTCCAATCCCATCCAGAGATTGGCGCCATCGAGCTTTTCTGTCGCGTGCATCGTGCCGATGTTCTTGACGGCTTTAATGAAAGCCGCAAGTGGAAGATCTTCCAAATGTTGGATACCCATGATGTCCTTATAAGTTTAGACCTATTTATCACAATATGTTATTGTAACACAGTGGTATAAAGAGAAAAGGGACCTTAAGGTCCCTTTTCATCATACATCAGAGAAGGCAGTGGTTGGTGGAGAAACATTACTTGGGATGTACCTAGCAAGTCCTTTTGTAATTCTTACTTCATCAATATTTCCGCCGAAGTAGTACGCCGCATTTCTACTATCACCCACTTGGCCGATCACAAAGTCATTTGAAGTACCATAGTTGTTCGTGTCTGGCATCATGCTAACAAGAACTCCATCCACGTAGAAGTAGGAATATCCATTTGTTTTTGACCATGCCATGTGATGCCAAGCACCTTGGCTGATGCTGTAAGAAGCAACGATGGTGGCGCTCACATAGAACATTATCTTTCCACTTTGAGCAAACACGGTTGGTTTTACTTGTGATGAAACTCCAGCAGCTCTCATGTCCCACAGAGCTTGAGAGTTTCTGCTAAGGTCAGTAGCATAGAACCAGCACTCAACGGTAAAATCTCCAGTACCAAATCCGTAATCTGCAGAAACCGGCGTAACGAGATAATCAGTCGTGCCGTTTAGCAACAAGCTAGAAGATCCAACTTTAAATCTAGTTGTGGAGATAGTAGGAGTTCCAACTTTCGTGATTGTTGCACCGTTCTGATCAGTGAAAGTTGTAGATCCATTAGCTCCTTCCATGTGCATCAACAGGGTAGTATTTGCATCGACGGTTGCAGGAGTAGTAGATGGTGTGAAGCTACTTGGCACATATCGTGCAACACCTACAGTGATACGCGTTTCGTCAATGAATCCAGTAAATCCTGTTGTGTTGTTATTATCAGTGCGGTTACCAATTGCAACGCCGGCTGGTGCAGTAAAGGAGTTCGTGTCAGAATAGGAACCAACAAGGTTTCCATTATAGAACAGATAAATGACATTAGAAGCACGAGTTACTGCAACGTGTTGCCAGGTATTAGGAGTATAGTTGACGCTCGCCGATGCGATCTTCCCGCCGTTTGTTCCCCATTCGAGTTTACCATCGTTTCTAAATCCAACTGCACCTGTTGATGCTGTTCCTACAGCATCTTTCCACGAGATGAGTGTAGATCCATTGGTATTTGGGTTGGCAGACGTTGGATATGCCCAGCATTCTGCAGTAAAATCACCTGTACCTGTCGCCAGGCCTGGATTAATTCCAGTTTTAATAACTGAAGTGCCATTAAATTGCAGAGACTTAGAACCAAACTTAGCCTGCGTTGCACTGGAAGTTACAGTACCAGTTACAGTCATTGGATTGCCGGCTGCATCGGTAAGGTCTTCACCATGCATTAGAAGCTTGACATTTGGCAGATATGAATCAACATATGATATTGAACTATCAGGCAATGAGAATGAAGGATCAAAGTTACCAAGATAGCGTGCTACTCCATTCGTAATGCGAACATTATCTATCCAACCATTCATGTTAAAGCCATTACCATTGAGGTAGGCATTTCCAAGCATCATACACTTGTTGTAAGCGAAGTTGACTGCACTTGAGCCTAGGCTGTAAGAGGTCAGGATTTTCTTCCCATTTACAAAGAAAGAAACAAGACCACCTGATCTAACGTACGCGATATGGTGCCAAGCGTTAAGAGGTGCTGCTGCGCCAACGCTAATTGGAGTTATGCTGTTGTACGCAACTTGGAAACCAATGGATGAATCGTATCCCATTGTGACATAAAGTCCGTTAGTATTGAATGGGCGATTGTCAAACAGAGTGTATGCGCCTTGAGCTGCAAATTTTACCCAGAACTCAATAGTGAAGTCGTTTGTGCCGAACGTCAAATTAGTTGGGCTGTCTAATTGAATGTAGTTGTTAGCCGTTCCATTAGCTCCAACAGACCCATTAATAACACCAAAAGGACTCGTCCTTATAGTTGGAACAGCAGTTGAGGCAACATATACGTTTGTTTTGCCTGTTGCTTCGCTCACACCTGGGCCATCACCGCCCAAATAGGTGACTGTCTGATTTAGGTAAGGATCTGACGAGTACCTGCTGCTGTAGCCGTTGTATGCTACAGAAGGCAATGAAGTCGGAGGTGTAAAGTTCTTGGTGTAACGAGCAACGTTAGCAGTAATACGAACATCGTCCATATACCCAGCAAATGGAATATTGCCATTTGGAATATTACCAATCATGATTGGCTGTGTACCATTCTGAAGAGCAGAAGAACCAAACGCGTTATGCCCATAGTATGATATTGTGCCATTTGTAAACATGATCAACGTGTAGCCGTGCCGAACGATAGCGAGGTGCGTCCACGTATTCACTGGAATGGCTGATGTAGCGGCAAAACTAGTAGTTGATCCACTATATCCAATGTAAAAGGTTGGTACACCACCAGATAAAGTAAGATTCCACGAGCAGTTTGCAACTGTGCCCTGTTGCCAGTTTCCAAAGATGCCATGTGATCCAGTGATAGTTGTTGGATATACCCATGCTTCTAAGGTGAAGTCATTTGCTGTAAATGCGAAATCTGTTGAGTAGGGAACAGAAAGCCCGTTAGTGTTTGTGCCTGCATTGAATAACGCCACTGCTCCAGTAGTACCTGATCGCAGGTTAGACGTAACAGTTGTTACACCTGCAGCTGTAACTGTTTTTCCCTTATCATCTGAAAAGGTGGTTCCGTTATTTGCTCCATCCATTCTCAATTGAAGAACAACTGAGCCTAGATATGGGTCATAGGTTCCTGCCTTGGTGACTGGGCTAATTTCAGGGGAAGCAAAACGTTGAGGCACAAAAGTCGTGAAGTAGCGGCAAGCACCACGTGTCAAACGGAATTCATCAATGTTCCCCGTGAATGGGAAAGTAGATGAACCGATATTGAACAAAGCATCAGAGAAGTTGTAGGAACCACTACCAAAGTTGCTATATTGACCTCGTTGAACCCCGTTTATCCAAATGGTCAAAATGAGGCTGTTTCTTGTTACTGCAATGTGCGTCCATGTATTCAATGGAATTGCAGCAGAAGATGTCAGAACTGTGCTCGATCCGGTGCCAACCACAACGTTACCTGAAGTGTTGATGTACAACTTCATCGTTGTGGCACCGGCAGAAGTAGCTGTGCCGTTAGCATAAAACATGTTTGAAGTTCTGCTTCCAGGCGAATAGCTAGGAATATTCACCCAGCACTCAACGGTGAAATCCTGTGGGCCCAAGCGAAAATCTTCTGGATCACTTGTGCTAAGGCTTAGATATCCATTCGTTCCGAAGTTAAGAGAGCCTGTGCCGAATCTCTTCAATGTGGAATCAACAGTCACACCAGATGAGGTGACCGTTCTACCATGCACTTCATCAAGCGCATCGCAGTGCATAAGAACAGGGGTGCTGTCATACCATGGATCAACGTCCGATACTCCAAATGCATCAGGGAAAGCCACAGAAGGAAGAGTTGAAGCAAAGGCGGAGGTGTACCTACCCACTCCAACTGTGATGCGCACATCGTCAATAAAACCTACGAAGCCTGCAGTTCCACCAGAATCTGCACCGATAGCAAGTGGCAGAGCTGATGCGTCAATAGCACCAGACATAGTTGTAGAAATGACTTGAGTACCATCAACGAAGACATAGATGTTGTTTCCAGAACGTACGAGAGTAACGTGATGCCATGCATTCAAGCTAAGAGCAGATGCAGCTGCATTGTCAACAACGTTAACTGAACCACTTCTAATTGTTACGCACGGTACGCCATTTTTCAAATAGAGCGAGAATGCGCCAGCTTGGTTTGAAAATTGACGAATAGAAATTAAGCTTTGGAATACGTTAGTTGAAACAACATATCCCGTTGCAAAGCTAGTTGGATAGCACCACAGTTCAACGGTAAAATCTTGAGATGCAAATTGAAAATCACCAGTCGATGAAGTGGTGAATCCACCAGAGCTAGCTGGGAAATTCATTGATGAGGAGCCAAACTTCATCCGTGATGTTGAAATTGTGGCACCGTTGTTTCCTGTCAAGACTGTACCATAATTATCACTGGTTGATGTTGCCCCATTGGTTCCTTCAGCATGTGAAAGAAATTTTACGTATTCAAAATACGGGTCAAATCCATATGCTGCAGCTACAACCTGAGCTGATGCGGAAATTACACGGTATGGGAGAACGATTAGCGGCATGACTGCTCCTAAAGAGTCGATTCACTATTTATGACAAAGGGCGAAGAACCGAAGCTCTTCGCCCTTTGCACCTTTCACGGTGAATTCTTTAGTCTAGTCGAATGTCGATTAGATCAGGATAACGGCGCTTTGCACCTTCCATACCGCCGCCTTTGCCATACCATGTCTTGCCTAGTGGGCTGATATCTTCACCATCGGTGATATGCACCGGCGCACCTTCATCACTCAGGCCAAACACGATGTATGGTGAGCAGTTACCGTGCTCATCATCCTCATCTTCATCATGTGCGTCGATGGTAAACCAACCATCATAGCCTTGAACAAACAAATCCTTGCTTGGAGAGTAACCTAGATAGGATTCTTGAACATCAAGCTTACCGTCAAAGTCGTCCTGCATTTCTTTAATCTTGCTTGCCAGTTCTGCATCGACTTCGCCTTCATAAACGGTGTTGTAAACGTTCATGCCGCGATATGTAACGCCATGTGGCCAAGCTTCATGGGGAATGCGATTACCCTTGAAGGTCGTAAGTTCAACTTCAGGGCTTTCTTCTTCCCTGAGGGCAATCAATTCTTTTAGGATGCTCATTTGGGTCCTTTTAGCGGATTAGGTAAAACATATTTACTTAACCCGCCTTATTTTGCACCTTAAGCCGCTGCAGTCTCAGCGGCTTCTGATTGTTGTTCTTGACCCTGGCCTTCATCCTTGGCTGCCAGCTCTGCCTTCACGGCGTCGGTGATCTGCTGTCCCACCTGCTGCAGCGCTGCCTGGGTCTTCATGACTTCAAGCTGCTGTTCCTGCAGCTGAGCGCTGAACTTGTTGTAGATGAAAACTGCTTGCTGAACCCCTGGCGAGAACTGATCGATCTCGTAGCTTTGTCCATCAAGAGTGAGGGTTTTTGCTTGTTCCATGATGTAGCTCCTATGTGTTATGTGATACGTGATATTTATGGCTTCTCTTCGTACTTCGCGGTCAGGTCAGCCAAGGTTTTCTTTGGAGCTCCTGGTACCACGCTCTGCATGTTCATTGGATTCTTTTTCTTGTTCAGCGGAAGCTCAGTGCCGAGGTCAAAGATACGAAGGGAGGTTTTGTCCCAGCCCATGGTGACCTGCTTCGTGTTCGCGTCCGAGTTCCTTGACTTTGGAAACTCGAAGCGGTACTCACCTGCCTCATGCATCGCGTCGGTCTTGACGGTCGCAATCATCAAGTCAGAGGTGTTGGTCTTAGATGAACCACCTTGAACGTCGCCTTGGTGCATCTTCCGTCCTTCGTCGATCGCGTCGGTTGCGTGCTTGCCGAGCTGGGACGCTGAAATCATCACGCAGTCATAGTCAAAGCCGATTGCACGAACCTCCTCTGACACGAACTTGTCCTTCAAGAACATGGACTCTCCTGCGCCTTTCTGTACCGCGCTCATGATGTCAAGGTAGTCGACGATCACGAAGTCTGGCCTGAAGGCATGAGCAGATTCAAGTTCACGAAGATAGGCGAGAACGTCATTTGCGTTTGAGCCTTCACGCATCCTCTTGATCCAGAACCGCGCTCCACTCTGCTCGTAGAACTTCTGCACCGCGTCGGCAACCTGGACCTTGTTCATGTTGATCATGCCGGAGTGCATGCGAGACAACATCTGGTCAAGACGACGCGCAACTTTCTTGTCACGCATCTCCAATGAAATGTAAACGCCATGGAGTCCTTGCTGGAGGAAGTTCCTGCCAAGGTTCGCCATCGAGACTGACTTACCACCGCCTGATGGGGCCAGGAAGGTGACGAGCTCTTGACGTCCTACACCACCGCCGATCACGTCATCGACTGTTTTCCAGCCAGTTGAGATGACGGGGTCCTCGATCTCGTCTGATTCAAGACGAGCCAGCGGGTCAGAGAAGTAGTCGATGCCAAGGTCCGTGAGAAGACCTATCTCAGTTGCCTTCTTCATCTGAGCAACCATCGTGCCGAGGTCGCCTTTCTCAAAGTACCCGTCCTTTCCTGTGGCCCTGCGAATCACCTCGATGCAGGCCTGGAACTTACAGAACTGGGCGATCTGCTCAGCCACGAACTGCATGTCCTGCCGTGGAAGGTGAACGTGCTCAGTTGCCAGCTTCGTGGCAGTTCGATACACGCTCTCGGCTGGAACGGTACGGTATTCTTGAAAGTATTCCTGTATGAACTTTACGCCCTTCGCCAGGTGGGGATCAAAGAAAGCTGGTGACAGAATGTTGTTCACCTTCGCGAACAACTCTGGATTTGACAACATTGAGTTGATGTACAGACGTTGTGCGTCCTCGTCCATCAGTGGAACGTCATACAATTTATTTCCTCCTCAGTCGTGCCTCCATCAGCCCCACGTTGAGGCTGATAGATGATTGTAACATATTGCCCTTCGTAGTTGCGTTCTTTATGAGGCTGTACGCCGTGTAAGGCAAGCCAAACTTTACCACGGAATCGTTGATGTCGTCTGCTCTTACGTCAACGAACGTCAACTCCCATCCATTTTCAAGGACGGTCTTTCCAAGCTCTCCGCCGGTGCGATCTCGGTCAATCACGAAGATGAGGCGTCGCTTGGTCCTCTTGAGAATTTCTATCTTCGCAGCGTTCAAGGACGAGCCGAGAGTACAGATTCCATTGATCATGATGGCATCAAACACTCCCTCTGTGCAGAAAAGCGGGGCCTGTTCGTAGGTGTGGAGTTGATCGTAGCCGTACAGCACTGCGTCCTTTGAGACAACGCAGTTCAAGTACCTTGGCTTGACGTCCTTGTCAATGGACCGTGCCTGCCAGTAGATCAGCTTTCCATCTCTCCAGAATGGAATGATGACCCGTCTCAGCATCTTTGGATCGAGACTGAAGTAGAAGGTGTGCTCAAGAGGATTGATCCCGCGGCCAATGAGGTACTCAAGGATCGGTGCTTGAAGGTCGTCGTGACCTTCGGAAAGAAGAGGACGGGTGCGGTCAGGAAAAGCCACCTCGGGAGTGTGCAGCTTTACCTTCGTCACGTTCTCAAGAGTGATGGCCTTCTCTTCTGGTGGCTTGAGGAAGATGCTGGAGGTCAGCTCACGCAGGTCCTCTCTCGTGATGCCGAAGCACTCGAGGATGTCCTTTGCATTCTTGGAAAGTTTGCCTGTGCCTTCCTCGTATTTGAACTTGGAACCACAATTCCAACAGCTGTAGCCGGTGGTGTCACCGTCAAACTTGAAGCCGCCTCGTTCTTGATAGTCAT